CGCACAGGGGCTCACAAGGCCCCTCCCGAACCTCCTATGTTTTCAGAGGTTCGACCACCTGTTGTATATGCTGAACGCAACAGGACGTTCTTGACTGGCATGCCGGTCAACAAGAACCTGCGACTCTTTGTCGAGAAGCTCGGTCTTGTAGAACCAATCCAGCAGACCGCTCTCACCGTCAAGGGTATACTCTTTCGAGTGACCCTTGAGGTAAGGACGGTTGACCTGAGGAACCTGATAAGCAGGGTGCTCACGCTTTCGCGCGTCCACCAAACTCTCTTCAGTTACCTCGAGGAAAGACTCTCTTCCGAGTCCTGCAGAATCATCGTTTGTCGGATAAAGCCTGATAATTGGTGAGATCCAATCATCAAGCACCGAACAGAAAGACCACATCCCGGCGTTGTAACACCGGTTGCGGAATTTCACGAACGATGACAGTTCAGCTGCATCATTTCGTGAGCTGGGGATCTCGTGCTTCAGACGGACGACAGAAACGTCGTTGCCGTTGAAGTACTCGGCCCCACAAGACTCTCTGAACTTACCAGTCCAGAAAGACTTGGAACGATTTACCTTGAAACCAAAGGTTTCAAGTTCATCGATCACGAAATCAACCGTGTTGACGGGGACGATTATATCGTCGCCGTAAACAGATAAGGTACCGACAAGATTACTCTTGCGGTCCCAGGCCGGTGACCCTGATCGCATTCCCATCCAAGCTAAAGTCGTGAAGACGATAGCCTCGATAGGGAATGTGAGAGCAGACCCCATGCTGGCGAACTTAACAAGAGGTATAACCCCATGGTAAGGTACGTCAGCAGACTGGCTCCTAGTTGCCCACAAGAAATCCCGCAAATGCGGAAATCTTTCGGTCATCTGGGAGACTAGCCACCAGTGAACACGATCGGACGCTTCACTCAGATCGAGTGTAGCAAGGAGTCCCGTCAGAGAAGCTGATTCAGCCATCTTACGGTTCCTAGTTTGATCAGTGAAACCGAGGATTTTCGAGAGAAGATCATCGGAGTTCACATAGTCGTAGATTTCGTTCTTTAACCCTTGCTGTGCAAATTGCATAGCTACGGGCTCAATTGCGATAATCCGCGGTGTTTTCTGGGTTTTCGGCACTGTAACCACCCTTACGGGTGGTTCA